TAAGACTTTACAGGACTTACGCTTAGATCGTTATTTACTTTTAGTATCATAATTTTAATAATTAAAAAAGGGACCTATGTGCAGGCCCCTCTTCTCTAAAAAACTTAACTATAACATATCAATTACCCAGGTAGCACATTGCCTGTGTATTTGATCATTGTAAATGTGTGGCCATTCTTTACTATTAAACCAATAATAGTGCCATTCTTGCTGGCTTTACCAACAATCTTGCCTTCAACTACCAGTCTTGGGCTTAAAAGGATTTCTGTTTTTATCATAAAATAGGGTTTTGTTAGGGTAATATTCAACAATTAATTCAATGTACCTATCATTTAATAGATACTGTACATCATGATCATCTGTCTTAATAGTGATCATAAGTTTGTTTTCCGGCATCTTAAACACATATGCATTTAGACCACCTTCCTCTTCAATAAGAGAGATAACAGCAGCGCTGTCATCACAGGTTAATCTATGACATAGTAAATCACCTTCAAATTTATGGATATAAATAGTGGGTGACTGTGCATTAAGTTTACTAAAAAGGGAGATCAGCAGGATCAATAATAGTTTCTCGGTTTTCATTTTCAAGTTGCAATTTAGGATATCTTGCTGATATTTTAGCAGGATTAATGTAAGTAGGATTTAAAGTATTTGCATTATAAGTGATTAACCTGCAGTTTATTGAATCAAGCATATTAGTTAATTCAACGGGATCACAAGTTTTAGACTCTTTAAGTACAGCTCTAAATTCCTGCCAAAATCCTTTCATAGATTGGTATATAGACATTATCTGATCACCATGAAACTCACTTACCTGTTGTTTAAAAGTTAAACAGCCGTTGAAGCCATCTTTATAGAAATAAACATCTATAAGATCTGGTGTTATAGCATCCCAATTTATGTTTTGTTTTTCATACACTGGCTTTCTTTTAAATGATTTTCTGTGATCATACCAATAAAGTGGTGTCTGTATTTGTAAACTAAAATGTTTTTCAGGTAATGCTTCTAACCATTTAGTAGTACCAATAGGTACCTGTATTTTAAGTTCACGTATCATTGGGTCATACATCCAATGCCAGTGTTTGTATTCTACTACAAAAGATATATCACCACCATGTTTATAACTATGATAACAACCTACTCTTTGAGGGTTTTTAAATGTAAATGAATTTTGCATAAGATTTTTAAATTAAAAAAGGGGTGCTCGTATACACCCCTTTAGCCAAAAGCAGAAATATAATTAACACCCTATAGTATACGACCTACAGTGTGTTAACTTTTAATTACAATGAACCAATACCTGATACTAAATCATTCCACATCTGTTCAGTGTAACCGGACATAATAAGTTCCCGGTCACTAACACTAAGATATGGAAATGCTGTTTGTACAAAAGTACCTTCCATATACTTAATAAGATCTGCATGATTAACAGGACCAAGTTCATGTGTCCCGCCTTTAATATCTTTAACAAGTAAGATAACTTTTTCAGAGTCATCAGTAGTACGATAAGTTATAATCTGGCTCATACTACGTCCTCCATAAACTTATCATAAAAAATAATCCCGGCAGCAGCCACGATCATAAGTAGAGTAACACCGTATAGATATTCTATCTTTGCGGTAATTAGCAAACTGATCAGAAGAAGTATCTGAACAATTGCAACAGCAGTCATAACTGCATAATAAGCATTCTTAAATTTTTTCATATGTGGTTTTTAGTTAATTGATTAATAAAAAAACAAACTCTCCTGCATGCTCACCATGCTTGTAGATTTGATTGGACATAGTTTACTGTCCACCTGTTGACGTGCACATCAGAGCAGGGTCCATCACAGTTCACTTTGGGTCATGTAACTCATTTGGGTAATTACTCCCAAGAGCCAAAGTATCTTTCAACGGTGCTAATCCGTCCTCTGTAGAAGGGTTTGTTGGTACTACCAGTGGGAATCGAACCCACACTGACATTGCTGTCAACAGGATTTTAAGTCCTGCGCGTCTACCTATTCCGCCATAGTAGTGTGTATACAAATATAATATTAATGATCAAAGAATGTTACATCCTCCCAAATTTCCGGGTCATCTTCATGGCATTGCTGACATGTATGATGATCATCACACTCACAAGTTAATTCCGGGCTAATGCTGTACATATCAAACATACCCTGTGCTTCTTCAAATGTCATAACTCATCTATATTCTAAGAAAGCCCCGTGATAATACTTCTTTGATTTTTTACCACAACCATGCGGTACTTTACTAGTACCACAAGAAGCAAGTACTAATACAATAGCAAGTAATAACAACACCTTTTTCATAGCTCGTCTTTATTATACCAATACAAGATAAGGAACAAGGTAACAATGATCATTAAAAACATAACAATCCCGGTATTAAAAACACCTTGAAAACAACTAACAAAGTTGTTATGTCCCATAATAGCACCAAGACAAGCAATAAGTGCGGTTACTAGTATAGTACTAATAACAAAAAAAGCAAACGGGAGCACTACTGTCAGTAGAGCCTTCCCAATAAATGTAAGTAGTTTCATAGTCAAAATAATAAATCCGGTAATACTGTTAGGTATAATACCATAGAGTATAATATAAATTAAAATAGGCCTTTCACCTATTAGTAGCCAATAGCTGACTATACTGCATTACTTCATCAGCACTTATGCTATGCTTTACTCCCATCTGCACTCAGTAGTACACCATACATTGTCAGTAAGTGGATTATAAGCCCACTCAGATAAAAGAGGTTATACCTATCTCCCTCTATATGTAGTACTACTGCTCACCCTTTGGAAGTGAGTTGTGGTGCATTAAAGTAAAGGGAGCCTAAGCCCCCTATTATTAAGAAAAGAGGTTTACTTTATATAATACATCATTGTCTTTAAAGACTACCCAATATGTACCATCATCGTTAACTCTTGTTTGTCCTACAAACTTAGGATTAACTAAACTCACATATTGAGTAATAGTAATCTCTTGTGATTCATCTAATATGTTTTCCATAGTTCTTTTTATTGTTAATCAATCACTTAGCCATATAATGGCCCACTTGTCCCCATCTAATCCCACTTCTTACCACTTTGTCACACCTATAGTTTTAGTGTGGAGTGTTCTTGTCACATCCACTCTCTCACCCTCATAATGATAAATTTTTTTAGTAAAGTCTCACGATTTCCCGTGTTAAGACCAAAACTACTAAAGTAATTCATAATTATGTAACAAGCTCATGGAGCTGCCATGATTTAATCCCTAGACAATTAGGAACTTGTATAGATAGTGCTTATGCCTGTAACCCAATTGGGCACTCCTTATTCAGGAGTACACCAATACAGGCTTGTTTGCTCACCATCCTGGTTCACAATAGGATCACCAATGAGTTTGTAAGGGAGTTTATCCCCTACTTTCATTTCACCTATCTCTTGATCACCCACAGCGATGACCCCAAATTTAAGGTCTGCTACTTGGATGCGTGACTCAATCTTCTTTCCATTAGGTAAGGTCACAGTCTTAGTTCCCAATGTTTCTGTTGTGCAAATAATTGCTTTGTCGGTTTTCTTATAAAAGTACATCATGTTGGTAGTTCACGGGGGTTAGTCCCCGCTAAAAGTAAGGAGGGGAGTTGATAGCTTATACACCTTTCCTCTCTCACCCATAAAACAATTACCATAACCACGGGGGGTATTTGAGTGAAGCCCATGTACGGGGGGTATATTTTTTTGTATATTTGTTTTATGTATATAGATTTTTTAAAAGAGTATGAGCTTATACAGGGATTGCTTAAGAGGTTACCCAGGGTAGATCCTCATGACACCCTTGTTATTAATGTGTCCCCGGACTATTCTTCTATGGTGTCTATGCAGATAGCACACCATCTCTCTGAAGAAGGAAGGATGTTAGATATGTTTCATTTGGATGTCCCGTATCCTGGTGAGAGTAAAGATAATTATCAATATGAGTTTAAGAGGAGTGGACAGATTATTCCTTATAGGTATCATAAGGTTATCTTAGTGGAGGCTGCAGTGCTTTCCGGGAATAACTATACTTGGATAAAAGAAATGCTTTTAGATATGGGGTATGAGAATGATGATATTATTACCGTTGCTCTTATAGAGATGAATAGTAGTGTATTTAAATGTGATTATGTACAAGCTTATACAGATACTATTCCTGAGTTTTATTGGGAGAGATATAATAAGCATTGGGATTAATTGTTAGTAACTTGTTAGTCTAGATAAATATATAATGTGTAAACTTGTACATTATGCCAGAGAATGAGGAAGTTACAAAGCCACTCACTTGTATTAGGTGCGGTAAACCAATGCACCCTGAAGAACCCTGTGATTGTAATGAGCTGGTATATGTGTACTGGGAAATGTAAATAATAAACCAATGGAAGATAATAAAGAAGTGCTCACACCTGAAGAGGTAAAAGAGCGTAAAGAAAAACTGACTCAGTATTACACTGAGCAGGTAGAGTTTTTAACTGTACAGTTAGAGTATGAAACATTAGTTACCCAGATTGAGGAACAAAGAGCCAAGCGCTTGCAGTACCAAGTTATGGTTGCTAATATGCTAGCTGAAGAACCGGAGGAGGAAGAGGTGGAAGAAAAACCAAGAGGTCTTAAGAGGTCATGATTGTAAATCAAGTTAGTAAGAAGGTAAAGATGGATAAGGGGGATATTGTAAAGTATCAGCTCCTCACCCATTGCTACCTTGAGAAAATCAATGTTAGTAACTCTGACTTGGATTGTCTTACTATGCTTGCATTTAATGAAGAGGTGGAACTCACAGAATTTTGTAACAATGCATCAGATGAGGGGATATTTAAAACCCCTCAGTCTGTGCGTAATGCTGTTATTAAATTTGAGAGGAAGGGTATGATTGAAAAGAATGGTAAGGGTAGGAAGATGATTAAGTTAGCTCCGGCACTTAATGTACAAGCTAAGGGTAATGTTTTTCTGGATTATAAATTTTTAAGTATTGAACCCCAAGAAGTATAAAGATATCTTAAAGGAAACATCTATAGAGTTAGAGATGGAACAGAAGGTTATTAAAGCAGTGACAGACTTTTACTGGGATAAGGCCAGAAAGTCTCTCTCTTCTTTAGAGGATCCTCATGTGTTTATAGATGGTCTTGGTACTTTTAATATTAAGTGGGATATACTTCAAACTAATATCCGGAGGTATTCTGAGTATCTACATAACCGGGAGAACTTAGTATTTTCTAGGTATCATGTATATAAGAATACAGTGGATAAGCTAGAGAAGATGCAAGCACTAGAAATCAAAATGAAAGAAGAGTATGAAAAAAAGAAAGATCATAGAAAAAATAAAAAACAACAAAGTGACAAGACTTTGGAATAATTATCCTTTGATACTTGAAGGTATTAGGAATTATTTGTTTACTACTGACAGTATAGAGCAGATTGCTCTAGAGCGTTACACTATTTGTCAAGCCTGCCCTAAGTTAGATTTAGTGGGCACGGATTGTTTAGTATCCGGCACACAACCATGTTGTTCTGAGTGTGGGTGCTCGTTAAAATTTAAAACCAGGAGTTTGTCTTCCTCATGTCCTTTAGGTAAGTGGGATTCATTTATGTCTCCAGAAGAAGAGGATCAATTATTAGCTAAGTTATGAGTGTAATATTTAAATCCCAAAACCACAAGTATGAGTCTATAGATTCATCGGAGATAATTGACTGGACTTCAGTGACTTCGTTTATATCTAAGTATAAGAAACCATTTGATGCACCTACTGTAGCTGAGAAATCCTCTAAGTCTAAGAAGTCTAAGTGGTATGGTATGTCTGTACAGGATATCTTACAAGCTTGGGAGAATGAATCTAATAGAGCTATTGATCAGGGTAACTGGTATCACAATCAACGTGAGGCTGACCTCCTTGAATTGAATACTATTGAAAGACATGGTTGTATCCTCCCTATCATAAGACCTCTTATCACTGATGATGTAAAGTATGCCCCGCCACAGAAGTTAGAAGAGGGTATGTACCCGGAGCATTTTGTATACTTGAAGTCTGCCGGTATATGTGGTCAATCAGATTTAGTTGAGGTAGCAAAAGGTGCAGTTAACATAACAGACTACAAGACTAATAAAGAGATTAAGAAAGAATCCTATGTAAATTGGGAGGGTATATCACAGAAGATGCTAGCACCGGTTACTCACTTAGATGATTGTAACTTTTGGCATTATGCTTTACAACTGTCTACATATATGTATATTATATTAAAGCATAACCCTAAACTTAAAGCCGGTAAGATAACTATTCACCACGTATTGTTCTATACAGATGGTACAGATAAGTTTGGAAACCCTATTACTAAGTTAGATGATCAAGGAGAACCTTTAGTTAAAAAGATTGTACCTTATGATCTTCCATACCTTAAGTCTGAGGTTATAAACTTAATCAAACACAAACAAGATGCTAATTAAACTATTTGATATAGTAAATAATAAAGTTGTACCTACGGAGCATTGTTATACAATATCTTCTCTGAATGATATAATGACGGAATACCCGGAGGATTATTTAAAAGTATATACCTACCTGTTTTATATGACTTGCCCTAATCCTGACCTTAACCCTTTCTTTAATGTTCCTGAACATGAAAAGGAAGAGATTATTATGTCTGAGATTGATATGGATATTTCCACCGAAGATGATTTTATTATCCGGGGTATGAATACTTGTAAGAAGTTATATGAGACTCCCACGTATAGAACATATGTGGGTATCAAGTCTATGTTAGATAGATTGGCACATTATATGGAGACAACAGAGATCCAGGGTGGTAGAGATGGTAACATTACAGCTTTAGTAAATGCAGCTGCAAAGTTTGACCAGATCAGACAATCATTTAAAGGGGCGTATAAAGATTTGGCTGAAGAACAGCAAAGTCAGGTAAGAGGAAATATAGGATTAGCATACGATCAATAATTATGGAACATAGCTTATATGGATGGTTGTTTACATACAACACCTACACAAAACAATGGAGTGCTTTTAAGTCAGAAGATAAAGAAGCATATTTTAATAATGTTAAAGAATGTAACTCTAGGATTTCAGCTAAGACGATAGATACATTACTTTATATGATTATTAAATATAATGGATGTCCTGAAGATCTATTAGATGAGTGAGATTATACAAATCCCTACTTGGGATAATGGTGAGTGGACAGTTACTACCTTCTCCTCTAATATAGAGTGGAGGCAGTACCTGCTTACATTATTTAAAGAGCCGGGACAGTATGATTTCAATGAGGCAGCATTATTATTTAATAAGGAAGCTAGAACTTTTAATAAACTAGGTTTCTATACAGTAGCCCCATTTAAATCCAAAGACTATATCTACTACTGGGATGACCAGAAAAAGAAATGTAGGAGTGGGGTATTATACAAGGATAAAAAGAATGTCTGGTACTTAACTAGGGATTATTATATGTGGCTTAACTTTCTCCCTATCTATGATAAGGAAGAGAAGAAGTTTGGATTTGCTAAAGTCCGGGATGCTCAGTACCACATGGCTCTGTACGAGATATTGGCTGAACTATATTACAAGCATGTTGCCATCTTAAAGAAACGTCAGATTGCATCATCATACTTTCATGCCGGTAAGTTAATTAATTCATTATGGTTTGAAGAGGGTGTAACTTTAAAAATAGGTGCTTCGCTTAAGGATTACATAAATGATAAGGGTACATGGAAATTCTTAGATGAATATGCATCTTTCCTAAATGAGCATACTGCTTGGTATAGACCTATGAATCCAGATAAGGTAATGCTATGGCAGCAAAAGATTGAGGTAAGAAAAGGTAATAAGAAAACTGAGGTAGGATTGAAAGGTACTATACAAGGTATGTCTTTTGAGAAATCAGCAACAGCTGGTGTGGGTGGTCCTTGTCAGTATTTCTTCCATGAGGAAGCAGGTATTGCTCCTAAGATGGGGGAGACATATGAATATTTACGTCCTGCATTACAATCTGGTATGATAACTACCGGGGTATTTATTGCAGCAGGATCTGTGGGTGACTTGGATCAATGTGAACCATTGAAGAATTTAATCATGAATCCTGAAGCTAATGACATCTTTGCAATAGAAACTAATCTACTAGATGGCAAAGGAAGTATAGGTACGGCAGGATTATTTATTCCTGAGCAATGGTCAATGATGCCATTTGTAGATGAGTATGGTAACTCACAGGTAGAAGAAGCATTAGAGGCTATTAAGGAAGAAAGAATTAAATGGAAGAAAGAGATTGAGCCGGACAAATATCAGTTACGTATCTCTCAGAAACCTACAAACATTGAAGAGGCATTTGCATTTAGAAGGGAATCTGTATTTGCAGTACACTTACTTGCTGCACAGTTAAGAAGGATTGAGGATAAAGAATATCCATATGAGTTGTTAGAGTTGTATAGAGATGAGCATAGTAACTTAACTGTAAAAGAATCTAACAAGCTACCTATCAATGAGTTCCCAATCTCTAAAAAGACGGAAGACAAGAGTGGATGTTTAGTAGTATGGGAAAGACCCAAAAAAGATCCTACCTTTGGAATGTATTATGCAAGTATTGACCCGGTTTCTGAAGGAAAAACTACTACCTCTGACTCTCTTTGTTCTATTTTTGTTTATAAAGCCCCTATTGAAGTATCTAGAGAAGAGGGTGGAGAGCAGAAAACTCATATAGAGCAGGATAAGATTGTAGCTGCATGGTGTGGTCGTTTTGATGACATCAAGAAAACTCATGAAAGATTGGAGTTAATTATAGAGTGGTATAATGCTTGGACATTAGTGGAGAATAACGTATCCTTGTTTATTCAGTATATGATCTCCCAAAGAAAGCAAAGATATTTAGTAACTAAAGATCAGATATTATTTTTAAAAGATATTGGTAGTAATGCTAGCGTATATCAACAATATGGTTGGCGTAACACCGGTACATTATTTAAGGCCCACCTTATCTCTTATGCTATTGAATTTTTAAGGGAGGAAACTGACCATGATTATAAGACGGATGGCAGTGTGGTAAAGACAACTTACGGTGTATCTAGAATACCAGATCCCATGTTAATTAAAGAGATGTTAGCTTACAGAGAAGGATTAAACGTGGATAGACTTGTAGCATTTACAGCGCTAGTTGCCTTTGCTAAAATACAACAATCAAACCGTGGATATTTAAAACGTAGAGAAGTAACTCCTGAAAGTTTGGATAAGTCAAAAGATTTGTATAAATTAAAAGTAGGAGCGTTTAGACATATTGGGAAAAGTGCCTCTTCAAATGGCATGCAAAGGCCCAAACGTGCATTTAAAAATTTAAGATAATGAACTGGTACATGAGTACAACAGCGATGGAAAGTGTTACAGTGAAAGTAACATACATCTCTTATTATAGTGACGATGATGAACCTATAATAGATATGGATTTATATGAATTATTAGAACAACCTAACACAACAATTACAGACTATGCAATTATATAATGCAATGCAGCTCAAGAATGGAGCTAAAACAGAGTACAACAGAATGTCCACTCTTACTCAGCCCATTCAATTTATCCCTAGAAAGGAGAAGGATGAGGACTGGGCAGCTTGGAATTTAGACTGGCTAGAATGGCAGGGCATGAAACAATTGCGTAGAAATGCTAGAAGACTATCTAAAAATTATAAGCTTGCTAAAGGTATTATTGATCGCACAGATTATATAGTTGAAGAGGATGTTGAGTATGCTGAGTTAATTGATGTACTTACAAAAGAGGATCAGTCAGCATTAGAGTTAAAATTCTACCCTATTATCCCTAACGTAATCAATGTGTTAGTAGCAGAATTTGCTAAAAGAAATACAAAGGTTAGTTTCCGGGCAGTAGATGAGATTTCATATAATGAATTATTAGAGCAGAAAAGAGCCATGATTGAGCAAAGATTATTATCTGATGCTGAACGTAAAATGGTTATGAGTATGATTGAGCAGGGTGCTGATATGGAAGACCCTGAAATTCAGAAAGCCTTAGCTCCAGAAAATTTAAAGTCATTACCAGAGATTGAGCAATTCTTT